GCTCGGTGGCATAAAAGAGTACATACCCGCTGTTGCTAGCACGATAGCAGGATTTGCTCCTTCTGTTGTTGGTGGATTAGCGGCAGCAGCACCAGTGGCAGGAGCAGTTCTTGGTGGAGCAGCAATTGGATTAGGTGGTGCGTACTTGGTAAACAAAGGAGTTGACACTCTTTTTGGAACTAATCTAGCAGATAAAATGATGGAGTCTGATACTTGGACATTTGGAGATGTGGAAAGAGACAGACAGCGCGCAGAAATGGACAAGAAAATAGAAACAGCACACCAAGCAGCAGTATCGTCTCCAGAATATACAGCAAAAAGAGCAACAGATCCAAGACAGTTAGCACAACTTGTGCGTGAAGGCAAAATGTCTGGCACTCAAGCACTAATGGAATTGTCAACCTATGAGAGTCAAAATGGTGCAGGAGAAGATACAGAATTTTTCAAAAGCAAGATCATGGAAGCAGATCCGACTGCTGTTGCTCTTCCACCTCTACCTCCTGTTCCCGAACAAATTCCACCAGTCGCGGGAACAATTGAGAAAACAACACCTGCCGCAGCAATTCCAGAAGCATCAAATGGAAAAGCATCAATACAAAGAGAAATTGACACAATCAATGAAGAGATGCGAAAACTAGAAGTTGTCGCTCAAGACCCCGATCCTTCAAATCCATATAGAACTATTGAAGGACAAAATAAACTAAACGCACGGCGAGCAGAACTAAACACAAGGCGGCAAAGTCTGTACACTCAAATGTATTCAATGGAGAGCGGAACCATTGTTCCCCCATCAACCCCGTCAACCGATGTGGGCAGAACAACCATGCAACTAGACAGCGCACGAGATGCAGCAGAACAAGCCAAGCAAATGGATTCCGCACCTGCACCCACAGTAAATGCAGTCAATGCTCCCAAGACAACCAACAACGCTATTACCGTGAACAACAACACGGGAGCGGGTGTACGAAACAACGATCCCACTCTAAAGTCCGCAGAACGCGCATCTCTATAAAAGAAAAAGGCACGCCGAAGCGTGCCCTTTTCGTGCCGTGAAGGTGAGCGATTACTCGTCGCCTGCCAACTTCTCAAAGTACGACAGCGCGTCCTCCGAGTCATCACTAGACTCCACCACACGCTTCTGCTCCTTATTGGGAGCAGGAGCAGCCACAGGCTTGCGCGTCTGGGGACGCGGGGTTTCGTCTTCATCATCAAAAGAGGCAGTTTCCGCACCACCCTTCGCAGCGGATTCGTTGACAGACGCACGGATATCACCACCGAGAATCTCGTGGAGCCGTGTCTTCAACTCATCGTAAGACTTGAAATTCTTGGGATCAGTAAACTCCTTGAGAGGATGCTGCTTCTTCCACAACTCCTCAAGAGCCTTGTCGTCTCCACCCATTAGCGGAGCAGATTCAGCGAACTCGCTGCGGTCGTAGTTCACATAGCCGTCCACCTGACGAATCTTCAACTTGAAGTCTGCGCCACCCCAAAAATCAAATGGGTTCAGCGGCTTCTCGTCCTGATATTCAGGATTCATGGCACTCTGAATCTTCTCAAAAATCTTCTTGCCGTAACGGAACAGGAACACCTTGCCCTCGTTTTCAGGATTCTTGGGATCGCTGACCACAAGAATGTTGCTGACATACGACAGGCGACGCTTGCGGTCACGAGCCAACTTCTTGTCCTCGTCGCTACCGCTGTTCCACAACTGCGAATTCAGTTCCGAAACCGGATCCTTTAGACCAATGGTGGTGAGCGAATTCTCAATGTACCAACCACCCGGACCACGGAAACCGTGATTCCACACTCGTGCCCACGGCAGGTCTTCACCTTCAACCGCAGGTAGGAAGCGGATCACCGCGTATCCGTTAGAAGTCTTGTCTAGTGCGGGCTTCCAAAATCGGTCGTCCTTGTAGGACTCTGAACGCTTGTTCAGTTTTTCCATTTCAGCCGCAAGGGACTGGTAGGAAGTGGGCGACTTGGAACGGCTCTTCATATCCTTGAAACTCATGCGTATCTCCTTGTACTATTTGTACTGTGTGTTGATGTGTTGACGAACAATTCAGACACAGGTATTTAGGAGCAATATACCCCAATACCTACGGCTTGTCAAGTGTCAAATAGGAAGTTTTGCCTTCTTGGGAAGCAGATTCAAATTCTGTCCTTCAGCCCGTATCTTTTCAATTATGGGCTTGTTCAGGAATTTAGCGGCTACTTGGGGTTCAATCCCGTACCGCTCACACACCGCAATCACGGAGTCAATATACGAAACTCCATATTTTTGAGCGTGTACTTCTACTTCTTTAGGAAACCGTGCATTGTTTACTTCCATATCCAACCTTTCGTTCATGCGTCATATTTAGCGTGCTGCATTCCACTGATGCGTTGGCAGCATCATACACGCAAAAACCGCGTTGTCAACGCTGAAATAATGCGATTTCTGTTTAAACGGTTTTGCAGAAGGAATGGGGCGTTTTACCCCTTAACCGTGCCGCCAGTCTATCCGCACCCCCAAATGCAGCACAGGGCATCCACGGCGGCTGTACAGCACGGAAATCCCTGTTTCCACCACCCTATGCCGTAGATTATGGGACTGCCTGTTATCGGACTTATTTGAGAGACAGCAGGTACTTGGTTTGGTTCAGCACCGCTAGCATCTCGTCCCGAATATTTGAAAGATCGGTATCATCGTCTTCCAAATACTTCAAGTATTTAGGAGGCGGCTATCCTTCCGATTAGAGCGTTCTGCGGATTTCCATAAGCCTTCGCTAAACCCTGCGTGGCGACCGTGTGCGTATCCCGTGGAATACGCCCGTCTGTAAAACCACATTTGGGCAGCAACGAATGCGGACAGCCCCGAAACAATAAGAAATACAATCTGTAGGTCTTCCATACTGGTATGTTGATTTGGGAAGAGTGTTGAACTAGGTCTTAACAATGAAAAATGGCGAAGGTTGGAATTGAACCAACGACTTATCCCGTATGAAAGGATTGTTCTGCCATCTGAACTACTTCGCCAAACAACAAACGCAGATTAAGTGAGCCTACGGAGATTCGAACTCCGGTCAAGAGGATGAAAGCCTCCTATCCTAGACCACTAGACGATAGGCCCGTAATCTGATCTTTTCAACCGCTGCGAGGGAAAGACCAGTAGAAACCTGAACGGTTCAGTAGGGGTATCCGTACTGACCGTAGTTAGGAACAACCACGGGAACCACAGGAACTGCACCGTAGCCACCATACGGCATACCCATACCAACACCACCCATGCCCATGCCACCGCCGTAGATTGGGCCGTAACCGTAATCACGCACATGAACCGACTGCTCGTTCGTGCCCGTGAAGTTGGGATTATAGTTGTAGCCATTGCTCTTGTTCACATAAGTCTCCACCTTGCCATCAGGCATGGTCACGGTTCGCGTGATGTCGGTTTGCGTGTAGCAACCAAAACCACAGAACAGGAAAGACGAAACAAGGGCAGTAGACGCGAATCGCATTTTGAATGTCTCCGTTTTCAGAAGTTTAGCGAACAATGAACTGACCACCACACACGGGATACACAGGCACAGCGCAACCACCGTAGTACGGAACCACAACGGCAGGATAGATGGGCGCACCGTAGCAGCGCGTGAACGGCGAGTACACAGGCACACAGCCGTAGCCAACAGGACTGCCGTAGCCACCGTAGCCACCACCGTAGCCGTAGCCACCGTAACCGCCGCCGTAGCCACTTGCAGCGTTCACACCGATGCCGCCGCCAATGTAACTGTTGGAAACCCTATAAGTTCCCTGCGGCGTATCAACCTTGGTGGTACTGTAGCCACCACCGAAGTTTACACCGATTGCGCTGCCCCCGTACTGCGCCGAAGCGGAAGAGGCGAACAGAGTAGATGTTGCGAGAACGGCAGAGGCTAGAAGAGTCTTGAGGTTCATGGATGAACTCCTTTCACATATATGTTACCACAAATCGGAGGGGTGTCAAGCCCCTAACGAGAATTCCGATTATTTGATTTGGGCTTGGTGCAACCACAGCGTCCGCCATTTCTAATTTTAGAAACGGCATTTTTTAAGAGTAAAGTTTTTAATTTATCCCGAGAAGACTTGGGGATTTTAGACATTTTGCTCCTAAACTATTTAGGAGTTTTCGTCGTTCAATTCCTCAAAAATTGTGATCCACTTGGGGTCTTCACCACGACGCAGATACGCAGCCTTGGAAAAACTCCACTCTTCACGCTCTTGAATCTTGTAACCGCTCTTGGTCTTCTTGGCGTAACGACGCGCAGCGTCTTGGTCTTCAAAGTATTCGTATTGCCTTGCATCGTTCATTGCACCAAACAATCCGCTAGAGGTCTTCCACACATCACCGGGGCGGTGCTTGTGTGCAGTAGTGGCACTTTCTCCACTCTTTTCCTGCTCGCCTGCGTGTTGTGGTTCGTCCTTGACATTAAACACAAACTTCTTGTTTGCGTGATCGCCCTTACGCAACTGCGAGAAGAATTGTGAAACCTTGTGCTTGGCTAGTTCAAGATTCTGTTGCCCTTCGCCCTTCTTGAAGCGCATAAGAACCTTGCCAACACCAGCACTTTCGTTTGTGCCGATATAGAAAAAGTCCTCATTGTTCTTGTACATCACGCTGTGTTGCTCGTAATGGCGACCCAACTGCACAATTTCAGACTTCTTGATTTGAGGAATCAGTAGACTCAACTCTTCCACAACGCCACCTTCTTCTTGGTAGCCGCCCTTCATCTCAATGTAGCCGTATCCCATCTTGCGAACACGAGCCTTGAGATCAGCGTGACGCTTCATGTTTTCTTCGTTGCTTAATCCGCCACGGAAAGAACTCACAATACCGAAATCCTTGCTATCGTCTTCCACATATTGGAAAACGCGAGACAGTTTGGCTTCAACTAGTGGAGTCTCGCTTGTGTCTTTGCGATTAATCCACTCGTTTAGTTCGTTTTGGTCAAGAAATTGTGAAAACTTCTTCATTTGAATGCTTCTCCTGATGGGGTAATACTATATTTAGCGGCAGTAGAGACTCGCCGTGCAGCATTACACCCTCATCTGTGGTGTACCAAATCTCTGAAAATGCACCAACACACCACGGCATACACCGTTCACACGGGCGTGCCATCCGCATTTGCCCCAAATTGTTGAAACGCACATTAAAAAGCACTAATCCCCGTTCAGGAGCGTCTAATTTCAAAAATGCGTCCAATTCAGAGTGCATTTCTTCAAACATATACCCCTTTTCCTTGGCTCGGGGGTGAGTTTTGAAGCGGTTGCACCCGATAGACACGATTCGCCCCTTGCGAAGAATGATAGAAATGTGCTTTTTCTGTCGTTTGATGTCCAAACACAGAGGATGCGCCATTTCTAGCAGTCTTTGGATGCGTTTCGCGTTCATAAAGAAAAGACGGCAAGAGGCGTTAGCCCCATGCCGCCCAAAAAGTATCAAATCACAGAGTCTTGCAGCAAGTATCGGTCTTGGACTCGCTATGGTACTCCATCTCACGATAGATGGAATCCGTAGTCATGTCAATCCGACGAGCAATCTTGCCGTTCTCGTCATCAATGTAACGATACGCAGCCTCAATATCACGACCGCGCTCATTCACTTCGTCCTGAATTGCATCAAAAGCGTGATCCATGCTCTGCTTCTGACCAGCAAGCACATAGAACACCACCGTAGTGCACAGGAAACTGTAGAACGCCATGAAAGTCTCCGCAGCGTTCAGGCTTTCCCCACCCTTCGCCCCGAACCACCAAAAACCACCGAAACCAATCACGCTCACTAGAGCGTATGTGCTGAAAATAGAAGTCTTGTTACGCATTTTGAATCTCCTTGAAAAAGTTTTGAACACAAAACACCCAAAGGGTGGGTGCGCGGAAGAATTTAGCATCCACACACCCACCCCTCACCACAGGTGTTTCTGATTAGGCGGTGAAGACCTTCACGGTCGCATCGCGCATACCCGAACCCAGACGCTTCGTCCAACGATTCAGCAGAATCGCAACGCCCTGCTCGCTGCACTTGAAGGTGTACGCACGACCCTCATCGGTGGGGCGGCTACGCACGAGGCTGATGTTGCTGCCGCTGATGCGATCAGCGAAAGCATCAAACTTGCCGTCGTTGCTGTTGTTGTACAGATTGACATTCACGGAAACGGTGTAGTTACGAGTCTTCATAGTGAAATCTCCAAAATCGGGCTTGTGATTGAAAGAGCCGTTAGGTGCTGCCCGTTAGCACCGTTGGCTGACTTGTACTCCCATAGTATAGCATCATTCGCCACGATGTCAATACCCTTGGGAGAGTTTTCTATATTTGTTTTGATTACTTGAATCAAATAGTCTCGGCGTTGCCCGACCACTTGATGTCGTGCAGGTATTCAAAATTTGCAGTAATTAGTTCACTAGTAATAAATGCCTGCATTTCCGAAAAACTCTTAAATTCACGCAGACAACCGCTGCTGTAAACTTTAAACAATCCCAAAGTTTTAAGCACATCGCATTTATTGATTACCAATTCCGTGCAACCTGATACTTGAACGGATTGCTTCAGGAAATCAAGATTCAACCAATTTACCAATCGCTTACGCCCTGTGGTTGAACCGTATTCACCACCCAATTCAATAATTCTGTTCAGCGCAGGATCGTCCCACAGGGATTCAGAGAACAGCGGATCAACACCACTCTTGGTGTCGTATGCTTTTGCAACTCCGATCAGACGCTTAATTTTCTGTGTGGGAAATCCAAGAGAGCAAGCACCGTAAGGCATGGTTGTGCTGCTTGTCACATACGGGTAATCGCCGTAGTCAATATCCAACCACACGCTCTGTGCGCCTTCGCACAGCACCTTGCCGTCCAATTCTCCGTCCCACAGCCATTGGGATTCAAACACATCAACTGCTCGCTTGCCGCAGCGAATCATCTTGTCTGAATAGCACGGTGCAATGCCCTGCCCTGTGGTTCCAAGATGCCCCAAGTGCCGCTTGTCGTAATCAATGTGTGCTTCGGTAATGATATGTGCAGCAGGAGAAATCTTTACAAGTGAAGTATCAAATCCTTCGCTGCGAAGATACCGAATCTCTTTGAAAAACTTGTCCGTGTTTATTACACAACCTGCACCAATCACACACCGCTTGCCTGCAAAAATGCCTGAAGGAATAATGTGGGTCTTGTGCTTCTTGCCGTTTACCCATACGGTGTGTCCTGCGTTTGGTCCGCCGTTCCATCGGCACACCCAATCGTATTTGGGGGCAAGAGCAGCGGCAATCTTGCCCTTGCCTTCATCACCCCACGCAAGACCGTAGACCACATCAACAGTTTCAATCATTACAGTCCCAACTCTTCGTCAAGTTGTGCGAGTCTATCCATTGCTTCCTCACGCTCTTTGGTTTCAAAACAATCCCATCCGCGTATCTTTGCGGTGTCCTGAAATTTCTTGCCAGTGTCTCCGCTTTGCCATGCACACACTTCTCGTCGTGCCTCGTCACGCTCACGCTTTGCTTCACGCAGAGCGAACGCTGCTTCGATGGACTTGTGGGTTTGCTCACGCAGTAGGGCTTCGGTGCGTTTAATAGCATCTGCCACGGCGTTCAGACGCACACCTTCGGGCAGGTAATACCCGTCGATCATGTAATCATTCTGTGCGATATAGATTAGGAAAGTGTCATCGCTCAATTCGTTGTAAGGGTTTTCAGGCATTGTCAATATCCTTGAAGCAGTCCCAACCACGGGAATCTGCAATTTCATACACTTCCTTCATGTCATGTGGATATGAAGTGGAACGGAACTGACAGATTTCCCTACGAGCCTCGTCACGCTCGGCGGTAATCACCCCACATTCAATGCGGAGCATGGAGCATTCCGTTTCAGCCTTTCGTAGATCGCGGTGCATCTCGTCGCGTTCCTTGCGGAGCCGATTGATCTGCTGTTCCATCTGCTGGTTCAGCACTCCGACAGGTTCGCAGGACATACAAGAACCTTCAAGACCTTTGAAGATTCTTGCGTATTTGGTTTGCGCCTCGTCACGCTCCTCGCGCAACCGTTCAATTTCGTCTGCGGCTTCCCGACAATGCAGTTCCACAGAACGGTCATTGTGTAAGATGCTGCGTAACCAATCCACGATATCAGTCATAGTAATCTCCGTTTAGTGCCCCCAGCAGGACTTGAACCTGCAACCTACGAATTAAAAGTTCGCTACTCTACCAATTGAGTTATGGAGGCTGAATGTCTTTAGAACAGGCTAGGCTGATTTGATTCAGCGTCCCTGTGTGTGCGAATCCGCAAATCGTCCATTGCATCAGTCAACTTGAAAACCAAGTTTTCTAGTTCTGCAAGGGTGTAACTGTCCACCATCTCAATGGTGTCTACACCAAAAATTGCCATGCACGGCTTGTTGCCCTTGTGAGGATTCCGAACAATCTGTGTCTTGAAATGATTATCCATTGGTGTTCTCCTTGTTTAGCCACTTGTGGCGAGCAATCAGTCCAAATTCCTTTCTAATGGTCTTGCCTTCACGAAACGCTTCCATCATGTCCATGAGGAACATTGTAGTGTGTTCGTCTCCCGAAATCAAGACCTCATCGTGAAGAATCTCAAACAAATCCAAAGTTGCTTGGGCGGTAACAGGATATCGCGTTTCGTTGTGGGTATGAAACCACAGAGGCTTCTTTTGTGTTTTCTTGCTTATAGGCTTCTTCATCGCTTGAACAGATACTTTAGTCTGCTCCAAAGGTTTTCATATAGAGGAAATCCCAAAACTCCACGCTTCAAACTGTCCTGCCATCCACACCCGCCAGTTGCTCGGCTATATTTCAAAATGCTTGCGGGCGGATACCGATCACTTATTTCTCGCCACGCATGGCACTCATCAGACAGGATACGAACCTGCCGCAGCAGTTCTTCCTGCCGTTCCAAAAACCGCTCTTGGCATTCGCGGTCACACAGGCACATTAGTCGCTGCCCCACACGGTGTTGAGTTGACGGTTTACGCGGATAAAAGTTGTGCACTTGCTCAAATCCTTGAGACGAGACGCACCCACATAGGTACACGCAGACCGCACACCACCAAGAATCTGCTGCATGACTCCACCAACCGAACCAACACAGGGAACCACAACCCGCTTGCCCTCTGCTGCACGATAGGTAGCCACGCCTCCTGAATGCTTTTCCATTGCAGTAGCGGAACTCATGCCGTAGAACTCCTTGCCGTCTTCTGTTGCTTCTCCTGCCGCTTCGTCCGTGCCTGCAAACATACCGCCAATCATTACAAAGTCTGCGCCTGCACCGAATGCCTTGGCTACATCACCGGGGCAGGTGCATCCACCGTCCGACAGCACATAACCGCCTAGTCCGTGTGCAGCATCAGCACATTCCATGATGCACGACAGTTGCGGATAGCCAACGCCTGCAACCTTTCGGGTGGTGCAGACTGATCCTGGGCCAATTCCAATTTTGACAATGTTTGCACCTGCAAGAATCAGGGCTTCAGTCATTTCTCGTGTCACCACATTGCCTGCAATCAGAATATGATCGGGAAACAGCCCACGAATGGTACGCACATAATTCACAAACTTTTCGGTGTATCCGTTAGCCACATCAATACAGATAAACTTGATAGACTTGTGGCGATTCAGAATCCGTTCAGCCTTTTGGATTTCTTGCATACTGGAATTGGCATCACCCATTCCGATTGTGTACACCACATTGGGTGGGCAAGAGTAATCGGTCTGCCAACCGTACATGAAATTGTCCCATTGGGCTTCTGTGTAGTACTTGTGAATACCACACAGAGCATTAAACTCCGACAGCGCACCAGCCATTTGGAATGTGCCAACAGTATCCATGTTGGCAGCAACAACAGGAACACCTACCCATTGGGACTGCACATTGTCTGGAAGTCTGAATGTAAAACTTCGGGTTGTGTCAACCTTGCTGCGACTGTCCAAATTACTGCGCTTTGGGCGAATCAGCACATCAGCGAAATCCAACTTTACATCGTCTTCAATCTTCATGGTGTACTCCTTTCACAATGCGGGTTGGGAGAATTGAACTCCCGTGACGGGTTTGGAAAACCCGCGTAATAGCCTCTATACGAAACCCGCAACTACTTATCTTGCACGGGAACTTACCCGCGCTGCCCTCCGAAGGTTTTCACGATCATCCGCACGAACCGCAACAAATTCAGGTGCAGTCTTGTGCGACCAATCCATAAATCCAACAAATCCCACCTCACGGGAACACCGCACACAGGTAGTGGTGTGTGGCAGTGCTTCAAGCCGAAGTGGCGGAATAGTGTTTCCGCAAGTATCACAATTACGCATGGGCGTACCTTTCAAACCGCTGCTTCACGGTGCGGCACTCAACACGGGCTTCCCCGTCCTTGTGCATTCGTCGCTGCTTGATGATAGCCTTGTTCCACCCGTAGGGCTTGCACACCTGTTGGCGGCTACGGGCGACTGCTGCGCCTTCACGCTCGGCTTCAAGATCAATAGGGTCTAGAACTCGCTTTGGCATACACAGAGTATACCCTAGAAAGAGCAGATGTCAAGTGGC